CAACCCGGTAAAGATCTACGGCGCTTCAACAAGAGCTCTCTGGAACTACTTCGTCAACTGCGACTTCACAGGGTACTCACTCTTCACCGGGGCTGCTGCTATCTCCTGGATCGACGCCATCACAGCATACTCCTGCGTTGTTCGCAACTGTCTGTTCGATGACGAAGGAGCAACAGGCGTCACGCATGCCCCATTCAAGATGAACGACTCTGAATACTGGACCATCGATGGTGTCTCAACCAATCTCGGTCCTGTGGGTGCAGAAGCAAACCCGGCTGCCCTCATCGACTGCACCTTCTCAAACGGCAAACCTCTGGTTATCGGCAACGTCAACCACGGAGGAGCAAGAACGTCGCCGTGGTTCTCCAACGCAGCGATCACTGATCGTCGTCTGCCGGTCAAGGGTGGGGTCTTTTCCTCCACTCCAGGAGCAGTAACAACCGTCAACATCGCGCATGGGCTAGGCTATACGCCTCAGATCTTCGACGCGCAGCCGGGCTCTGTGAACTCACGCGGTGCCCCTTTGTACCACGTCACTGCAGACGGTACCAACGTCATTCTGACGTTCGCATCTGCCCTGACGGCAGCAACCGTGTACGTATGGAACTGGATGGCGTCCTAGGAAATTGAGGAGGGTCTGTGCTCACCAGCTCACGTAGGAGTCTTTCGTATCCGAGTCCGGCGAGGACGGACTCAGCAGACGTTCCGCGCGACATCGGCGTCATCATCGCCGCTCTGGAGCTCGACGTCGTCTTCGGGCAATCCACTCACGCTCTGCGTCCTGCGGCCGGAGCCGGTGCCCCTGCTGCAACAGGCGGAGGCAGGATGTGGTGGGAGACGGATACCTCCCAGTTGTTCTACGACACCGGCGCTGCATGGATTGGCCCTCTCAATGTCTCCTCCGGGATCGCTGACGGCAGCGTCACCCTGGCGAAGCTTGCGGCCAACTCCGTAGACGCCAGTAAGATCGTAGACGGCTCTGTCGCTACGGCTGAGCTCGCAGCAGGAGCAGTCACAGCGGCCAAGATCGCTGCTGCCCTGTTCCCGTCAGGAGGGGCAGGCGCAAGCACAGAGGCTCTACGCGCCATCGGCTCTTCTGCCGGAATGGTGCTAGGCGGTGACGACGTTCGCATTGCTGGCTACGGTATCTCGTTGCCTGGCTCGCCGGTGGACAAGCAACGCTTCACGTTGACTGACTCAGTCACGGCTCCTACTTGGGAGTGGGAACTTAGATACAACGCAGCTATCGCGAACTGGGGCTTCCTCGGTGGGACTACGCTTGAAGCGGTCGCGAGTGCCGCCCTGACCCTTCCTCGTGCAGGCAGCTACAGGGTATGGATCAGCGGTCAGCTTGATTCCACAGGTAACAACCCCATCCCAAGAACAGCGACAGCAACGCCATCTACTGGTTCTATCACAGGACGCAACGCGATCCATCTCGTCACCAATGTTCCCGTCGGTGGCACCTATGGAGAGATCGCTGATCTAGCGGCTCAGTTCACCGTGGCCGGTATCTCCGCCGGAGGTACTCTTACCTGGACAGGAGATGTTCCTGCCTTCGGTGTCATTCGTGCAGTACCTCTGAGGGTGAGTTAAGGGGTTTGTATTGGCAGATCTTGAACAAGAATCGAGGGACTCTCTACAGAGGGATTCAGCATGGCATCTAACCAGGGAAAAGATCTTGATGGCCGCTGGCTTGGCGATCGCGGCATCGGAGCTCGTACTAACAGTGGTGGACCCAGCGGCATTCCACTACGAGTTCCTGATCTTTGGAGGTTCACTATGCGGCATCTCCATTACGCAATGGGGAGACAAGAAGAAGTGATCGTAGAAAGGGTGAAGGTCTTGAGAGAAGTTCTCGAGGGTGTAGCTAGGGAAAACCCGATCACCCTGACCTTCATGGCGGTGGGATTCGTCATCACTTGGATCATCATCCTAGTCACGGCGGTATTCGCATGATCCCAGGTCTGCAAGGCGAGCCAGGGAAGCAGGGCAAGAAGGGCGAGCGCGGTTACGCAAGCGACAGGAAGTTCCGCATCGCTATCTCGGTGTGGCTCGCTGTGTTCACCATCATCGTGATCTTCGCTGTGCACTCCAACCACAGCCAGGGTGCTCTGATTCAGAGGCAGCGCGTGGAGTCAGTAGTCAGAGGCTGTCAAGATCAAAACCGACGTCATCGGCATGCTGTCCGAGCTCTGAACAAGCTGCTGACGAAGTCAGGCGTACGCAAGGCTCGTAGGGAAGCGGCTTCAGAGACGATCCTTACGTTCATCGATGCTCTGGCTCCGCTTCAGAACTGTCTGGTGTTGGCACAGATCGTGGTGCCTAATTCAAACCCCACGACAGTTCCCATCACGACGACTACAACGCCGACGATCACAGATCACTAGCGCAGTGCGTTCTCGAACCAGTTGTGCTCGTTGTCAAGACGGTTGATCGCTGACTTGCACCAGGCCAGGTCTCCGTTCAGCCCTGCCTTGTAGCACCATGTCGCGAAAAAATGCTTCCGGGTCTCGAGCCAAATCTGATGTTCGTCCCACCATCTTTCCCAGTCCACGATGGCTGCTTCACGTTGTACGTCACCGGGTAGGACGGAAGGGTCGCCGCCCCAACCGCTGAGCAGCTTCTCTGCGACATAGGCTATGCGCTTGGCTCTCTTCTTGTCAAGTGATAGCTCAGCAGGAGAGGCTTCGGTGCCGAGCCTACGCGGGAAGGTCTGCACAGCGCGAGCGATCGCAGCCAGTTTGGCCAATCGCTCCTGCTCTGCCTCAGCCAGCGTGCTGCTGGTGACTCCCTCAGGGATAGGCAGTTTCAGGTCTAGATATGACTCAAGCAGCTTCACGGTTGCGCTGGCTCCTCCAAAGCCGGAACACCTGAAGAGTCTAACTCCCAGCCTAACCCCGTACTAACCACACTCCAAACACTAGGATGCCACTCCTCCGGGACAGCTAGGGCGCTACGTTCACTGTAGTGCCACCCCGGCTGGTCCGTCAGCTCAAGCTGACTCATCGTCAAGTACCGGGTCTAGCTCGCCGACATCAGTTGTCTCGACCAGCTTCTCATACCCTCCCTTGACCAGTAGCTTCCACCTGCAGTTGAGGGCAGGAGCCAGCCGCGACATTGTTGAGATGATGATGTTGCCGTAGTCATCTGCCGGACCCTCTACGGTCAGGATCGTGTCTGTCGGCGCGTTCGTCGAGATACCAAATAGTGCGATCGCCTGGGGACGAGTCAAATTCAATGGGAACATCCTCCTCTGTAGATTGCGTGCTATCCTCTTGCCCATGCGTGAATCGGGCGAGACCCCTCTGTAGCTCTGACGAAGAATGCGTTCGTCGGCAAGCCATCTCCGCTTCTGACGGTCGGAGATGGCTTGCCTAATCGCTTGCCTGCTGTCGTGGTCGAGATTCATTCTGGTCGGTTGGTCTCCGTCGTGACCCCAGCCGTCGGATCCGCCATCCACTCTTCCGGCTGGATAGAGTCGATAGCATTTTCAATGACATCCTTGTCTCCGAATCCGTGACCCTGATGCCACTGCGATGACGGAACGCCGGAAGCCGCAAATGCCTGTACGCGGTCACGGATCGTGCAGCCCCGATCAAGCATGCTCATGAACTGACAGGAGCCGGTGTGGTAGCAGACGGGTGTGAACGTCGTCGGCGCAGGCGTACCGATGAGTTGCCACTGCCAGTCGTCACGGCGGTGTTGCGCGGCGAAAGCATTGGAGCAATAGCCGCGGATTGCCTTCATGATCTCGAGGAAGACGTGGCGCCACTCGAACTGCGCCTGCGTACAGAGACGCTTGCCTGCCTCATTGAAGAGACCGCGCAGGTTGGTGTGGTAGATGATGCGAGTTGTGACCGCGTGCGGCAGCAGACCTCGTGCGTCTTCCGCCGGTACCCCGGCATCTACCAGCTGCTGGTAGGCAGTCTCAATCGTGGCGATCGTATCGTGCCAGATCTTGCCCACACCCTCATCTGTCTGTACGATGCTGGGCGGCAGGGCGACCTCCTGAGCCAGACCACGCTTGACTGCGAAGCGCAGGCTCTCCTGCACGTAGTACGCACCCACGCGCTGCCGCACCATCTGGTGCGTGAAGGAACGTGTGACCGCCTCGATCATGAACTTGAGGCTGACGCCCTCCAGCGGTGTGTTGAGAATTGTCTTGCTGAGCTCTTCCCAGGCCCAGCGACGCTGTTCGTCTGTGATCTCGTCCAAGCTGTAGACGGGATCACCCCGGTACATGCGCATGTCGGCAGCGCACGTTCCCAGCGGATCCGGCGTGGCGTTGAGGAGGAAGACGCGCGGCCGAAGCCGCACGCCCTCCTCCGCGCCGAGGATCGGCTGGGCGTCGTACATCGCCGCATCGCTGTACTTGACAATGTCGTCGCCCATGATCCCTACTTCTTCCTGCTTGCGACAGCCTTGCCCGCGCTGCTCTTCAGGAAGTCCTTCTGAGCCTGCGGGTCTGACTTCGGCTTGTGATGGGAGACTCCTCCTGTCGGCCGCGCCGTGAGACGAGCCTTGGCCGCGATGGGAGGACTGTCTTCCGTCTTCACTTCGGTGACTCCACCGAATCCCTGCACCGACTCGCCCTTCTTCCACCGCTCGCCCTTCTTCTTGGCGACACGGTAGGCCCACGAGATGCGAGCGACGCCTGGGACTGTGAAGTCGTTGCCGGCTCCAACCTCATCCGAGGCGACAGCTGCCAGGGAACTGAGGACGTTCATCACGAGGTTCTTACCGAGCCCCGTGTCGTCCGCAATCGCCTGTGCGATCTGTCCTTTGGTCAGCATGTTGCTCCCTTACAATAGCCCGCAGAAACGGGCGGTGTTCGGCCACGGACCGTATCCGCGACCGCTGTCACGTGCACGCCTGGCTGCTGTTAGCTGAGCCCAGCTTGGCCAGTTGTCGGCTGTACCCCATCTTGCTTCGAAGTCGGAACCATAGCGAGCCATGAACCCTGAGTCCATCTGTAGCCCACCGTAGTAACCATTGCCCGTGTTGCTTGTCCAGGCACCTTCGTAGCGATGAATGCACAACCATGCGCTTAGATCCGACGGCACCACTGGGTGCAGCACCGCCTGGGTTTGTTCGTACTCGCGCTTGAGCCATTTGACTGCTGCGCAGTTCCATCTTCGCGTTTGGTGACGTCCATAGTTGCAGACGTACCGTGCGTGCTTCAGGTTCTGTAGCTGGCGACTGTTGATGCAGGACAACGTCCCACACTGCCTGGTCACCATCAGTTTGGCGCTTGCGTCCGTCGCCGCTCCCAGGGCGAAGACTGCAAACAGGATGACGATCGTCTTGCGCATCGATCCTTTCGTCGATTACAGACCTCAGTAGGCTGCCGTCCCTGCCCACTGGTCGTACCCCGGACATCCCCCACGAGCCGGGATACAAGTACACGCCCCATACGATTGGACGCCCCACCAGCAGGATCAGCCTCCGCCTACTCCGTACGACCCGTCCGGCCGTCTGTGCAGATCCTGCTTGAAGGTGATCTCTCCGACGTTGTTGCCGAAGCCGGACTCCTTGTCGAAGCGAACCCAAGCGCTGATCACTTCCGACCCGAGCTCGGCGTTCGTCTCGGCATGGAAGAAGTTCCCATTGTCGTCCGTGACGCGCACCCAGTGGTACGGGCTGCCCGTGTGAATCGGATGATGTTGTGATGCCTCCATATGTAACCTCCTCTCTCATGCTGCGTCCGGATCAATGATCCAGATCTCGCTGATGGTGAGCTGCCTTGTGGGCATCCACCCTGGCTTTACTCCCCGAACGAGGATGAGGTCCTTGCCCGGTCTGATGCGCCACACCTTCTCCCGCAAGCGGGGATAGCGCCAGCGGTCAACCCTGAGCCCGATCTGGTCTGACTCATCATGACCAACCATCACCACCCACTTATCCAGATGTGGATCCTTGATGAGCTCTCCGTTGAGCTTCGGGTGCTTGGGATCGCTCATGTCGAGCTCCGCACCCTTCGCCTGGTTGAACTCAAAGAGGTCTCGTTCGTTGCGGCTAGTGATTGTTCCCAGCCACACGACCTCAATGTCGTCGCCCTTCTCGTAGGGCAGATCCTCTGCGACGTGTGTCGGCATCGGAGCCATCAGCTTGCCTGACTTCAGTTCGGCCTTGGTGATCTCAATGGAGCGATCAAGCCACAGCGCTCCGAAGGGATCATCACCCTTGTTGGAGAACTCTCTGATCTGCTCCATCTTCCTGGGACCGATACCGGGAACCTCAAGCAACCGCTCCCAGTCAAAACTCTCGTCCAGTTCGGGCAGACTATCCCTGTACTTGACGATGTCCGCCCCGATGTTGAGACCAATGTTCGGTACCTGTGAGAAGCCAGCAACCAGCGCGTCTCCCTCCTTCTCCCAATTAACACCGCTGTGCAGAGGATGTGGCGGCAAGATTTTGATGTGCCGACCCTTGCGTTGCGTATCTCGGAGCAAGGTACGCTGCCGGTCATCATTACTGATGTTGAGCGAGTATTTGTAGAAGAGCTCCGGGTGGTAACGCTTGAAGTACATCGCGTGCGAAGCGATCATAGCGTAGCTGACCGCGTGCGCTGCGTTAAAAGCGTAGGAGCCTGCTGTGATACAGGTCATCCAGATCCTGCGCGCAATCTCCTCTTCCATATCGTGCAGTTCTTTCGCTCCGTCGCGGAACCTGCCCCACCGGCGGTTGAACTCCTGCTCCCCGATCTTGCGCGAGATGATGCGGCGCACCTCAGCACGGTGCGTGTGATCGAAGCCGCCGATCTCGCCGAGGATGCGCAGGATCTGCTCCTGGTAGACAACCTGTCCGTAGGTGGCGTCGCAGATTGCCCCCATGGCCGGGTGCATGCTGACGTACTCCTCGCGCCCGTGCTTGATGTCGATGTAGGCATTGGCCGCACCATTGTGCAACGGCCCAGGACGACCCAAAGCGGTGACGTCGTACACCTGCTTGAAGTTGTCAGGCTGCAGAGCGCCGTTCACATAGCGGCAGGCTGGCCCTTCGAACTGGAAGATACCGATGACGTCGTTCTTGTTGAACCCCTCGATAAGAACGGGGTCATGAACGTCCACGTTGTACAGATCATCAAGCGACCACCCCATCTCCTTGCGCATGCCGTCGATCGCGGTCATGTTGCTCAGACCGAGGAAGTCCAGCTTCAGGAGTCCCTTCTTCTCGGCATCGTACTTGTCCATGGAGATGACCTGGCGGATCTCTTTCTTAACCACACGCTGATAGGTGGCTGCGACCTGGGTAATGGGCCCGGTCGATACAACGAGACCAGCGCTGTGGACTCCGAATCCTGCGTAGTTACCCTCAAGGTCAAGCGCTGCGCCAAGGTCCGGGTGTCGCTCGAACACCTCACGTGCTTGGGGAAATTGCTCAGCAGTATCCTCAATCGTCGCACTTGCGCGTAGGTCACCTGAGCTCCTCTCGATCAGGACATCCTTGATTGAATCAACTTCCCACTTGGGCACACCGAAGACTCGTGCCGCTGCATCCAGAGAGTTCTTGCCCTTGTACTTTGTGAAGGTGCCGACGTTGCCGACGCACTCAGCACCGTACTTGGTTACGAGATAGTCGTAGACCTCTCCTCGTCTTTCCGAATTGAAATCGACGTCAATATCCGGTAGGTCCTGACGAGTAATATCAATGAAACGCTCAAAGATGAGATCCTCGGGGTAGAGCATCGGATTGACTTCGGTGATGCGTAGCAACCAACAGGCGAGAGATCCAGCGGAACTGCCGCGTGCAGGCCCAACCCCGATGTCTTCATTCTTCGCAAACTGGAGTGCGTCGGCGACGACCAGGAAGTAATCAACGAAATCCTTCTCCTCTATGATGCGCATCTCGTAGTTGAGACGCTGCAGATACTCCCTGCGCACCTTGGGAGGCAGCGATTCACAGCCGCGCTCGTGCCACCCCTTACTCAGCCAGTCCCTCCAGAGATCAAGGGCGGAAGTGTATCCGGGCGGGAGCGGGTAGCGCACCATCGGTAGAGAAGGCAAGTCAACTGTGCAGCGATCCGCGATGTCCCGCGAAGCAAGCACCGCGTTGATGGACTGTTGCTTGCTGAGTCCCGTAGCTATGAGCTTACGCACCACCATGCTATCACTCCATGGCGGGCAGAGGTTGCTGTCGTATCCCCACTCACGGGCCATATCCTCAATTGATCGCTTCTCGCCGGGACGAAGGTTGTGCAGGATCTTCTGCATCTCCTTCTCCTCAGGCACCGTGTAGTGGCAGTCGAAGGTTACGACGTACGGTATCGCAAGTTCCTCAGCCATCGCCACCAGTAACGGATTCGCCTGCCTCGTCTTGACCAACTCAGGGAATGCCTGGATCTCGATGTAGTAAGAATCGCCGAACGTCCTCTTGAATTGAGAGGCGAGCCTTTTGGCTCTAGAGTAACTGGCGTCTTCTTCCGCGACATGCTTGCCTCCTACCAGGGTGGTGAAGAGCGCGCTGCCCTGACAGCCAGACAGAACAACCAGCCCTTCCTTGTGCGCTGCGAGCATCTTGCCGTCGGCAGTGGGCTCGTAGTAGAAGCCCTCCGCGAATGTCTTCGTGACTAGCTGTAGAAGGTTGCCATACCCAGTTTCGTTCTCAGCCAGGATAGTGAGATGGTTCTTTCGCTGTGTGGCGTTCTCCCCGAGCTCGCCCGTATACAGCTCAACTCCATACAGAGGCTTGACGCCTGACTTCTTGGCAGCAACTTCAAGCTGTACGTGTGATGATACATTCCCGTGCTCGGTTGCGGCCATGGCGGAAAGACCGATCTCTTCAGCACGGCGAATGTGTGCTTCGGGTAGGGCATAACCGTCTCCGTACGAAAACGTAGTGTGATGGTGAGTGCTTGCAAAGGTCATCTCCTTGGTGCGTTGCGGAACACGCCGGGTCCTGTTGACCTTGCGCACGACGACAGGGGTCGTGTGGTCACCGTGACGGTGTACCGGGATCTTGACATCTACGAACTTGGTGTCGATGCGCTCCTCAGGCGTACCTGTGCGCCACTCACCGCCACCAGAGCTCGCACTGCTCAGCAGCCCAGGACCCTTCAGCTTCTCAGCCACGGAACCCGAAGCCTCCTAGCTTCGCTCGCGCCTGATCCTTGCGGCGCATGTCGTCCTCCCACTCCTTGAGCTCCTCTTCGGTCATGTGGTACTCAGCCTGACGATAGATACCGATGTGGCGTGGCCAGAACAGGTCTGGGAACTCCAGATCGACGATGTCGTGCTCCACCTCACGGAAGGGCACCTCATGCGGCTGGTCCGGCAGGTGACTCACACCCTGCCCTGCACGATCCGCGCGCCGAAGTTAGCGTAGTTGACGATGTCGTAGGACTCCTCGACGATGTTCTGCACGATGTTGTCCTGTAGATCAACGCCTAGCTTCAAGGAGTTGATGACGCGGTCAACCTTGACCTTGATCTGATTGAACTGGTCGAGAGCAGGATACTGCTTCCACAGCCCACGACGGATCTGCTCACGGTCCACGTGGACAGCGAAGGCACCGTGCTGGAAGTCCCAGTACTCATCGAAGTCGCCTTGTGAGAGAATCTTGCCGTTGTTGTAGGCCGTGAAACTGACTGGTTCAAATTCACTCATTTGCTAGCTCCCTTGCTAGTGAGTATGCCTTTTGGTATGCGTTATACATGGTGACCCCATGCGTCCACTCCGCCCAGCGTCCACAGCGTACTACATCCGGGTGACACGTGCAGCGGTTACTGACTGCCTTCCAGCCCTGCACCCAGCCGTCGTCTACGTTCTCTGACCAACTGGGAGCAGTTGTCTCAATGCTGCACAACCCTCCCAGGATGCTCCAACGGTACCAGTGGTCTTCCGGCAAGCCGTTGTACACCACGACCTCGTTGTTCTGGTCTGCTGGCGGAGTGGGCAGCTGCTTCATGTAGTACGGCACAGAGTTGAATGCGCAGTTGTTGTAGCACAGTACCTGCGCCGGGACGGTGCTGATGACCAAGTCGCTGTGGAACTTGCAGGACATCACAACGTCGTGGTTGATCTCACCCTCGATGATCCTGCTCTCGTAGCGGTCCCAGAGTAGGTCGTATGCTCTGAGCACATTCCAGGACGGATACACCTGGAAGTAGTTCTCCCAGCCCGTCAGACGACGGCGATCTCCGTACACCTTCTCCGCGTAGTCCTGGGCATTGCCCATGCGGACGAACTGAATGGTGCCCTCCGGGTAGGGCGAGGTCAGACCGGGCACCGGCCCGTGCAAGTGCTGGCTGCCCGGAATCACGGACTTCTCCTTGCGCGAGAGAATGGAGACGCTGTGACCCTGGCTCTCCATAGCCCACGCACACAGTAGTCCTGACGGCCCGCACCCCAGGATCATGATGTCCTTTACCATTTGAGCTCCCTCAGTAGTGAGTGCAGCGTTGGCTCGACGACAATGTCGCCTAGTACCTTGCGCACCATCCTGTGTTCATACAGGGTGGAGATGATTGCGTTGCTCTCCTCTCTTGAGATGTTCATGATCTCGTCCAGATCCTGGCGGCGGAACTTACCGGCGCTGCGTAGGTACTTCGCCAAGATGGGACGACCCTTCAGGTACTGGCTCATCTCATCACGTGCGTCCTCGGCAGCATAGCGATCAGCAAGCCTCTCGCGGCTGCGCTCGCGGTACCCGAAGGACGGCATACCGTACAGGAGATTGATCATCTGTACGGCAGCATCTACATGGTAGGGGTGCACCACGATATTCTCGTAGCTGTCGTCCGTGCTGAACGTGCGGGCAGCTATCGCGATGGCCAAACGACACAGCTTGATGCGGACGTTGGCTGCCTGAATCAGCGGAGGATCCTCCACATACAGCTTACCCATCTCGTTGGCCTGGTAGAACACGCGGTCCTCTGCGCCAGTAGCCCAGATGATGTTGTTGGCTCCGCGCGTCCAGACCCACATGAGCAGCGTGTGGCAGGCCTCGGCGGTGTACAGTAGCTCTCCTCCTACGGCTGGCTGATTGATTGTCTCACTGGCTACGTCGAACAGCGTGACTACCATAGCCAGGTCGAACCTGGCGATGTCCTCAGCGTTGCCGATGAGAGGCTTGATGGCATCCACCCCGTAGGTGTAGTTGGCCATGGTAGCGTTGCGGGGGTTAGCCAGCCACAGCAGACGCGTACGAGCCCAGGTTGTCTCCTGCTGGATCTTGACCAGCTTGGCTTGCCCTGATGAACGGATGTCGCTCATCTGTGCAATCTCTTCTGGGGTCAGACCGCTGATCTCGTCCAGGACTACCAGACGACGGTCATTGAGAGGGATGACTCCCCAGGTAACAACCCAGTCCTTCTGCCCGATCGTCTGCAGACCTCCCACTACACCCGCGAAGGAGGCTGCCTCACAGGAGATCATCTCGCCCGCACCGTAGTGAGACATCATGCGTTGTGCTGCTTGAGATTTGCCGGTTCGTGTGTCTCCCAATATGAGGCTCTCCAGCCATCCACGGTGGATGTACTCCCCGGCAAAGTTGAAACTGATCACGGAGTGGTAAGTCAAGTCCATCACAGCGTGCATCTCAGGGCGTCCGTGCACCCTAGTGATGTGCTCCGAGAGCGCACGGTTGATCTCTGCTACCTTGTGCAGAGGTCTACCATTGCCCTGGAACCGCTTCATGAGAGCGATGGACTGATCCGTGAGTTCGAAGCGATCAACCGAAGTCTCCATCCCTTCCAACTCACTCACCAAGAACTCGTTTCCCTGAGTCCTTGGGTTTGGCTGCAACGCTCCGGTGATCTGTACCGTGTTGTTGCTCGCCGTGTCGTGCCTCCCTACCGATGTGATCTTGATGTTCTTGTACGTGGCGGCTTTCTTGGGGTCGACGATGCTACCGTCTGAGTAGTCCAACGCCGGACGCCCGAACAGGATCTCAACTGACTGGTACTCCGTGATGTCCTGCATCAGCTTTGGGCACTTACCGCCTGGGACACCATAGGCTCCGGCCAGCGTTGCCTTCATCTGCGGCGTGGTGTAGTCAATCATGCTGAGAACCAGCGGGTCGTCCGCATTGATCTCAAGCGTTGCCTCGCCGTTAGCTGCGCGCATCGGGCAGATCGCACACTTGTTCCCGGCGTCCTGCGTGCAGGCCATCTGTACGACCTTGGGGATTGTGTAACCCGGTTCCTTACGACCCTTGATCGTGACGATCGTAGTCAGCGGCGTGCCGACGTTGTGAGCGTCAAACGTATCTAGCACTGTCGCGAGTTCCTGCTTTGACTTAGTGCCCGAGCCTGCTCCGCGCCGTTTGTTAGCCGGACGAGCCTTGCTCATCAGTTCGCGGAAGTCAGATGGGTAGTGTTCCAGGAGAAAGTCAGTCACATCCTTGCCGTGTTTCTTCTCGCGCGGATAGGGCAGCTCAATCACGCGCACATCTGCTACGTGGCGCAGTGATCTAGCGATCACGCGGTCAGCCTTTGAGCCCTTGTCGTCGCGGTCGTTGCAGAGGTACACGGTGCGGTCCTTGAAGAAGCTGCCCCACTCGGCGAGCCAGACATCTGCAGCGCCGGTGCGTGTTACGGCAGGAATGCCGTTCTGTAGCAGCAGCAGAATGTCCCACTCACCTTCTCCGATGACGATCTCAGACGGGTCTAGGTCAAACACGGAGATAGGGTACAGACGATTGGGAGATCCGTAGCCTGACTCAGACCAGATCTTGCGGCGCACAGCGCCAGGGCTGGGATCATAGAACCTGACGTTCCAGATCTCGTTCTCTGGTCCGCGCACGGGAATGGTGTAGATGCGTCCTGAGTCGTAGCCGATCTCATACTTCTCAATGGTCTGCTGACTCAAACCTCTCACTTCATCAAGCCAACGCATAGCTCCTGCGTTACTCAGCAGTGCGCTGTGCCATCCCTTGATGTGCCCCTCGGTGAGAGTACGCTGTTTGGAGGTTGGCGCGGGTGCATCTGGGTCAGGGCGGTGGTGGTTACCATTGAGCGTTGGCGCTGGCTGCCACTCTGCCTTCTTGCCCATGAGCCTGACGATAGGCATGCCTCCGCATACATTGCAGAAGAACACGCCCTTGTCGATATTGATGCTGGCCGACCTCTTGTTGTCTTGATGTAGAGGACAAACCAGATTCCACTCACGAGTTACCTCGCCTGTATCACGATCCACATTCTGGTGTGTGGGGTGGTCGCCCTCGAGATAGGGCGCAAGGAGATCGAATTGACGACGCGTGAGAGCCACTGGGGAGAGGACCCTACGCTGCCGGAACAATCCGGTCGGACGACCTGAGCTTGTTCGTGATCTCTGTCTTGAGCTCTTTGTACCTCTGGATGAACTGCCTGACTTCGCACATGTGTAGGAAGTCCTGGTAGTTGTCAACCAGATCATCGAACTCTTCTTCCCTGGCGTCTTCCCAGGAGAAGATCCACAGAGCCTTGCGCTCAGTGTACTTGATGACTTCGTACTTGAAGCCACCCAGCGCCAGCACAGTCGCTAGCGCCATGTCGTCCGTCCGGAATGTCCCGTCAGCAGCAGGCATCTTTAGGGAGTGAAGGGGTTCTCGACGTCGTCTTGGCGGAGCCCCTCGATGATCGCAACCTTCATGCGATCGGCAGCACCGCGACCCTTGATCGCCGGAAGATCATCCAGCTGGCGATCGGTCCACTCCTGCTTCAACTGCTCGAGATCCCACGAGTCGTACTCGTCTTCAGGAGCCTCGTCAGTTGCTTCCCCGCCCGCTTCGGCAGGCGAGCCTGCGGCCTCGTCATCGGCGCGCAGAGCCTCGATTGCCTTCTTGCTCTTGGCACCGCGACCACCCGGCATCGTGAGACCACGATCTTCGACCTCACCGAGCAGATCCTCTTCGGGCCAATCTTCGTACTTGCCGACCTCCTCGTCGTTCTCGTCCTCGCGGACGGGATCGTACCCATCAGGGTACTCAGAGGTCGTTGCAGCCGCGTCGTCCTCATCAGGACCGACGGGCTTGGCTGTGCTGCTCTCGGAGACGGAGCCTCCCAGATCATCTTCGGAGTCGCCCGGCTGCGGTGGGAACAGACCCGCTTCCTTGACCGTGGGCTCTCCTTCGTAGCTGTCGGGGTTGAGCTTGACGCGGATGATCTTGCCCGCCACGTCCTTCTCGAGATTGAGCTTCCCCTTGTCCTTCTTGCCGATGGCCCGGATGAGCTGCTTCAGCTTCCAGTCACTGGCATCGTTGAGACCGACGTAGGTGAAGACCCAGTCGAAATCAGCACCGACGTTGAGAGCAAGCCGGATGTCGTTGGCCGGACTGCCGTCGTTCTTCTCGGTGCGGTGCTGCGCCTGCATGATCTTGGCAACCTTGACGCCAGGCTTTGCCTTGACGCCAGTGCCGCCACCAGACTCCTCGACGTCAGTGACGTCGTAATCGAGGATTGTTGGCAAGTTATTGCCCCCTTCTTCCCCGGCCACGCCGGGTGGTCGTAGATGCCGCATTGGCGCGGCCGGACTTCTTGCTTTCCTCAATGGCTGCCATGAGCTTACCGACGGTCGGATTGTCGACATAGCCCTTGGGGAAGGCATCGTACTGATCCTTCGCATACCAACGAGGAGACTCCTTCACGTGCAACCGCCGCCACTGCACACCCTCATCGTTCTCCATCAACTCCAGGAAGCCGACTAGGTTTGCGTAGCCGCAGATCTTCTCCGTCATCTGCTTACCCTGCACGTATGGGCGCAGAAGCGTACCACCTTCGTCGTTCGTGGGGTGATTGCCCTCGAACGGGTGGGCCATGATGCCGAAGTGGAATGTGTTGCAGCCTACCATGTGCCGCACCCATTGTTGAATGCGCTCCATGTTGCGACCATACTCGCCCTTGTCCAGCCCACCCTTCGGTGTGAGAGCTAGACGATCAGGACGAAGCAGAGTGGTGGCCTCCCAGATGTCGTCCAGCAGAACGTCCTGGGCGACTGAGATGTTGTCCCACCACACCCAGTTGTATCCGTGGTTGCTCATCCGTAGATGCTCCAGGACCTTGCCCATGTCCTCCCAGGTACTGGCTACCACCTGGTCAATCATGCCTGGGTGGTGCTGGCTGGCCTGGAGTACGCGGGAAGGGATCAGGTCCATCGGCGAGCGAATGATCAGGGTCTTGATCCCTGCCTCCGCGCCGCTGCCGATTAGAGAGGTCTTTCCCCAACCAGGGAATGAGTGGATGACGCAGCGCACCCAGTCAAGACGATCAACAGGGCTGATCTGCGGCGATCCGTCTGTGGGATCGCTCTGCATCGCGGCAGGTACCGCTTGCAGCTTTGCGCCTCTACCCGCCATGCGTGAGCCCCTCGATGTATTCGTTCAGTGTGTTGATGTACGACAGGAGGATCTGGCATTCCGCCGGTGTGACTGAGGCAGAGAAGCCCTCGCCCTCTGCCGAGTGCTCCAGCTTTCTGATTGCTGCTGCGAGCTCAGGCTGCATGTTTGCCTACCCTTCCGTGCTTATTGCGGCGACGCTGACGACCCTTCTCACGAAGCTTCTTGTTCTCACGCTTGCTCATCCCGAACATGGGACGGTTCTCGGTTCGTGCGTGAATGCGGCCAAACAAACGCTTGTTCTCTAGCGTCTGCTCATGCCACGCGACCACAGCACCCTCGCCACGCTCGCGAACTTCGTCGGGCAGCCCGCACTTCTTGCAGCACTCCTTCTCTGCGTCATGAGAGAACTTCGCCTTGCAGTTGGGACAGATCGGGATCATGCTTTGATTGATCCTTCCTTGATGGTGTCGAGCTTAACGGCTTGTACCGTGAAGACGTCGCCAGCAATGTAGCTGATGGGCGTGGAGGTATGAGCAGGATCGAACGTGCGCGAAGCTACCAGCCCGTTCTTCAAGATGAGATAGCCCTGGGCTCCGGGTGGTCTGTCCCATGCGATGTACATGAGAGTCTTCGTGCGCATCTTGTACTCGCGTAGGTTGATGTCGTTGGTCAGCGTCTCGCCGCCAAACGTACCAGACCCGAATTGTCCCGACCCCATGTGTTGCATCTCAGATCTCCATTCTGGCCGGAAGGAAAATTCGATTCTGTGAAATGTAGGACAAATCGCTCAGAAGACCCCTCTTGGTGGCCGACTGCTTGCTGGTTGCTTGCACAGCAACCCTGCGGGGGCAAGGTGCTGTGGCGGCACCGCTTAGCAAAGCACCAACTTCGCCACAGTCAGACAGAGGGGTCTTCTCAACGACCATCGTACACCTCATGCTCAGCGTATGGTTCCCAGGTGTAGGTGGTCTGGTCACGGAACGTCGCCCAGTCAGCACCTACCTCGTGCAGTTCGCAAATATCCCTTGCTGGGCAACCAGGACAGGTGAACTGCCCCGGACTCTTGCCGATCTCGAGCTCGCCGCTACGCAACATCTCCGTGCGGCGGAAGTCCGCCATCGCCCGGTGCTTGGCCATCTCGCGGTCTGGCTCGTCGCGGAAGATGGGCATGCGCATGAAGTAGGGCGATGGTTGCTTCTTGCTGTCGCTGCCGTCCAAGTTGAGGTAGATGCGCTTACCCTTCTCGACGCGGGACTGCCTCTCATCGGGCAGGGCTTTCCGCATGAAGTTGTAGAGCATACCGGCCAGCTTCTGCTCTGGCTTCAGGATTCCCGACGCGTACAGGTACTCAACTCCGAACGACCAGTATGCACCGGCCTGGTCATCCATCTGCAGATATGCGAGTTTGCTATCGCTCAGAGAGGCAGCGCTCTTGTGGTCGGGGATCCAGAGCTCCTTTGAGCTGCGGTTACGCCACACACCGTCCAGAACGCCGGTATACCAGAACCACGGCTCACCCGCAAGAGCAGTTGTTTGGGTGCCATCGAGGCTCCATCTATCAATGGTGTGATGCACGAGAACTTTGAAGGGGTGCTCGGTGACGAGAACCTCCCACTTGTCGTCTTCTCCGTACTCGTCGACGTAATTCTCCATCATGGCGACGCCGAGCTCTAGCGCGTCTACCCACTTGTCGTCCTCTTCCATCCGCGCACCGAACTTGCTCTGGTTCTTGCGCAGATCTGCCTTGTAGGCACGAGTGAAGGCTTTTGCGGGGTGTGCTCCCCGCTTCACGCCGGGAATGTAGTACGCTGCCAGTGCTTTGTGCACGAGCGTACCGAAGCGTAGAGCCGGGCGATCCTCACCGGACTTCAGGTTCTGGTTGTACGTGATGTCCCATAGGAACTCACAACGCTTCATGGTCCCGCGCTCTGAGGTACGGAGCATCGGCAGATTGGCCGGGGCACTGCCGTTCACCGCATTGCGGCTACTAGGACCCCTACGGGCTGAGCTCTCCCGACCAACCTGCCGTTGCTTCGCACTTTGCCTTCCCGGCATTCAATCCTCCCTCGTGTCTTGTTGCTGAGTATTTGGTGAGGGACCGGGCAACCCGTTTCACCCAAACCCGATCCCTCACCAGCCGTCGTTCACTACAGCGGGGAGTATACCGGACCGGGCACCGGCGCGCTAGTCCCCACTAGCTGCCCCGCTCTTTACAGGTTAGTGGTGGCCAATACCTGGCCCTGGTCATCCTGAACCTCAAACCAGGCATGACTCAGTACCCAGTCTTTGGCCTCTTGTACGGCATCTCCCGGATCATCTGCCTCTACCGGCAGAACTTGGTGATTACCGTCACCAAACTGCATTAGGACATCCATGAAACCTCCCTTGTATTTGTCCCTCGCGCGCGCGAGACCCACTACCAGATGAATCCCTCCCCCGAGCGCACGCGTGCGCCTAGGAGAGGATTTCACCCGGAGTGGTCGTCGGTGTCCCGCGTGCGTGCGCGAGCTCGCGCGAGCAATTGCGGTTAAAAGACCCCTATAGGG